AACAGATCCTGTATACCAAGTACCACCACCTGCTGGTGCATAAGCTGTGTTATAAGAACCAGTAGCACAAACACCAAAATTAGAAGTAGCCCATGCTTGTGAACCAGAATATGTTTGCCAAACCCAACTAGCACCATCAGTAGATATAGGTTCATCTAAATATTGACCTGTACCCATACTCCAAGCACCTGAAACAGGGTAACATTCTAATAAGGTGCCTGTAGGTGATACTTCTAATCCTGTAACTGTAGCTACAAAGCAATTTAAAGTTGCTTTCCAGCTTCCTGTATCTAATAATTGAGCAGAGCTACTAATTCCTATTGAAGAGGAAATAACAGTTTCTATTTCATTATCATCAAAAGCAATTAAAAATCTACTTGTTTGAGGATTTGGATTTGAATATGCGAAAGTTGTCAGAGTAGCCTCAATAATAGGATCTAACCCTGTATTCATTGAAGGGAACAATGAATATAATGTGGTGTCTTTGCTTGGAAATAATTTATATACTGCCATTTTATAAGTTTACTACTCTGCCTTGAATGTCTTGATTTGGATATTTTACTTCAAATATAGAAGGATCTAATGAAGGATAAATTACATTATTAATTGTTGCTGCTGAAATGCTATAAGCATAAGGTGAATATCCTAAATTTTCTCCTACTAAGTTAGTTATATTTACTGTTTTAACTGTTTGAACACCATCTACTCTATCAAGTAATACATAAATATCTCTTAATACAATAGGTTCATTAATTTGCCATTTACTAATTAAAAAATAATCTTTTAATGCTGCTATACAATCAAATAATACTTGGTTACTATTATAATTAGGTAATACAATAATATCAAAATTAACTCCAATATTAATTATAAAACCGTCTTTAATATTAACAGTATCATTTACCATTCTGTATTGTGATAAATAAGTTGTAATATTTTGTTTTAAAGCAGGTGATGCTGTGGTTAATTGGTTGTTTATATTGTAAGTTAAAACGTATAAATCCAATATAGAATTAGATTGACCAGCAGATATTGATTGGGCTTTAGTTGGTTCTATATACGCTTTAGATACAACACCATATTTAGCAGGCATAGATAATGTTCTTACTAAATAATCATCTTGTGTTACGTTACGTAATTGTGTTGCAAAATTTGCAGAAGCATTTTGTCTAATTTCTTCAATTGTATCTCCATCTCCTCCACCACTTGCACCTTCAGGATTAGTAACAGCTAATGAATTAAATATAGTTTGAGCTGTTATACCATTTAAATTAGAATTTAAAAACTGAGTTCTTCCTTGTAAATTAGTTAAACTATTAGCTGGAACGTTTGAAGTAACTCCTCCACCTGTTAAATATCTTACTGTTAAAGTAGTATTTGAAGGAGCAATACCATATGTTTTTGTAAAAATAAAGTTTGAAGGAGCATAAGCTGTTGTTAACTTCATTTGTTCAAATGGTAATCCTAAACCAACATTATCTGGATTAGGAATAATTTCTTCGTCTGTATCTGCTGCTGTACCTGCACCAAACTGTAATTGTAAAGTAGTAGCATTTAAAAAACGAGTAGCAAATCTTCTTTGTACTTGTTTTAATTGTAATAAATAAGGTGTATCTCCACTATATTGAGATAAATAAGGATCATTTATATTTGTATTTTTTATAGAATCATAAACAGCATCTTGAGCTAAGTAATCTACTTCGTACCATTTATTTCCGTCTGTATCAGTTACATCTAAAATACCTACAATTCTAGGAGAATTTATTGCTACTGTTGCAAACTGTTGAGGAGCTCCAAAAGCAAAAGTTGTAGTATTAATTTGAGATGAAATTGCTTTACGAGTTTTTTTCAACAAATAATAAGTTGGATTACCTCCTGAAGTAGAAAAAATAGTTACTTCTGTAGGATCACCTGAACTTGAGACTGAAAAGTCTACAGGATCTTCTATTAGGAAGGAAATGGTTTGATTTAATGATGAATTAACTTGAGCATTTTGATTTACAAATAAAGCATAACTAAAATCAGGAACATAAGTTGAACCAGATAATACAGCAGGTACTTGTTGATAAAAATCAACATTTGTAGTTGCTACAGAAGTTACACTTGGTCTATAACCAAACATATAAGCTAATTCATATAAATTATTTGTTTGACGAGCATATTGTAAATATGTTTCTTGGATTTGATTATCCATATAGAATGACAAAACATCACCTACATAGGCTGCCATTTCCATAAACATCATTCCTGGTGATGCTTCTGTAAAGTCATTATATGTTGTAGGGAAATAAGTTCTAGCATAGTCAATTAAACTAGCTCTTAATTCACTAAAATCTTTATTAATATATTGTATATTTCTTCTTTTTATGGCCATTATGTAAATGCTAATTGTATTGTGTCTACTATACCAGTATCTTTAACATTATATGTTAATTCTACTATTACTTGATTAGCATCCGTAAGTGAATAAACATTTAAGGAGGCTACTATCACGTTAGGAAAATATAAACCTAATTGAAGTTGAATATTTTCTTTTAATCCATCAAGATTATCAGTATTAATTTGTTCAAAAATAAATGCTCTTAAATTACCACCAAAGGTAGGATTTAAATATCTTTCTGGTTGGTTTGTTAGGAAAAAATTAATTAAATTATATTTAACTGCTTCTTTTGTAGTATAAGTTGTTTTAAAAACAGCAGGAGCATTAAAAGGTAAACCCACACCAACACCTGTTCCGGGTTGGGTATCTATAGGAAATATTTTCTTTGCTCCAAATGCCATTATTTATTCATTAAAGCCATTATTTGATCTAATCCAACACTACCTTCAGGTAAAGAACCATTAATAGTATCTACATTTCCTGGGTTGAAATTACCAGCATATGCTGAGTCAGCAGGTTTTCCCATTTGCATTTCTCCTAAGATATTACCAAACATTGCTTGTCTTTCTGAGGGAGTAAGTTTTTTAGGTTGTTCAATATGCGGTTGGGCATAAGTTCCTTTTGATTCGGTTACGGTACTAAAACCAGTACCAACAGGAACCATTTTAGGGGCTTTAACAGCTTCCAATAGAATATCTTTTAATTCTTCTTGAATTGCTTCTTTTACGGCCTCTTTAATAATTTTTTTAAAATCTGATGGTTTCATTATTTATAAATATTAGGTTAATAAGCTTTTAAATTATCTCTGTCAATTATTAGTTTAAGTTCATTAATAAGAACTTGTGGAACAGTTGTAAATGATAGTTCAGTTTCAATTAATGTAATTCCTTGAGCATTTTTACCAACTGCTTTTCTACGAGTAACAGTATCTGAAAAAGGTACTTCTTCAATTTCAATAATAAATCCTTGATAAGTTACTTCATTTATTGTTTGATTTGCTTTTGCTTGCGAAACAGATAATGTTTTTATTTCATCTGAAAGGGGGTCTAAAGTAGCATCAGGATTACATCTTGATAAATTATAATCTATACTATTTAAAGCTTCGATAGCTGCTAAAACAAATAAATTAATTATAGAAAGAGCTAAACTAGCAGCTGATGCTATAGTTTTATATTTTTTAATTCTAGATTGCCATTCAGCATCCAGATTTAGGCTTAATTTAGCTGTATCTAAAGAAGCTAATACTGTAGGTAAAGCCGCGGCTAAAGCAGGATTAAGAGCAGCAGCTATTCTAGCTGCAATTTTAGAAGCATCAATAGAATTATTAGCACCTTGTAAAATAGATAATGCTGTAGATATACCAGTTAATGTTACTGTAGTTATATTTATAACTTTTCCTACTCTATTTAATGAACTAACAATATTATTTCTTTTATTTATTAATTGTTGTAAAGTAGCAGGATCAGGACAAGTATCATTATTTTGATATTTTTCTATTAATTCTTTTTGTAATGCATTTAAAGCAGGTTGAATAACAACAGGAAGTACATCCCCTAATATCATTAATAACTGAGGTAAAGCATCTGTTCCTTGAGCTTTTATATAGTCAGGAGTAGCATTTGATAATTGTTCTGCTGTTATATCGTTATATGTACCTGCCATTATTTAGTATAGCTTATATTAGACTTTATATTAGGTAAAATATTTTGTTCAATTGCTGTTACTTGACCATTTAATACCTTAGCTGCTATGTTTATTGTTGCTACTTCTTTTGCTGTAAAAACAGCATTAGTAAAGGTTTTAATACTAGTTAATAATTCTTGAAGTAAATCTTGAGTTATATTACCATATAGTAAAGGCTCAGTAGCATCTTTATCTCCTAATTTAATAGATCCTGTTTGGTTTATATTAACAAATGTTTGTAATACCATTTCACCATTTGGAGAATCTACATTAAAATTAGAAGTATTTAAATTAATTGATTTATTAGAAGTTAATAAAATATGATCATTAGTAGAATTAAATACTAATCTTCCTGAGTTTAGAATTATTTGTTTTCCAGCATATTGATCCGGTGCTACAGGAGATGATCCTATAGTATAACTAGTATATGAAGTATTAGGTGTTATTAATGGGATCTTTTGAGTACTAGCTAAATAAATAGAAGAATCATTATTATTAATATCCTCTATTACAGGTAACCATCCTTCAGGAGAACTAGAACCTTGTCCATTTCTTAAGATCATTATAGGGTCACCACTACTTCCTGTAACTGACCAATTATTTAATGCTTTTCCATTATCAGTAGATTGAAATCCACTAACTGTAATATCAATGTTAATTGGATTTTGAGGTGAAGTTACAGTACTAAATTTTAAATTTTCACTTATAAGAGGATAACTTTGATTTAATAATGCTGTTAAATTACTTGAAATAGATAAATTATTAAAACCTTCATCAATACTTACAAATGTTGAAATTTTAACACTTTCAGTTTTACTCTTAAAAAGATTAATTTTTTGAACTATTGAATCTAATTCAGAAATAATATCTGAGGGGATATTTATACCATCTAAGTTAGGGGTACTTTGAATATTAAAATATTCAGTTTTAGGAGTTTTAGTTTTTGTTTTAACAGTTGATCCTATTCTTATACTATTACCCCATCTACCTTCATAAAGTATATCACCTTCAAAAGGTAATAAAGGATGAATATTAGAACGTTCAACAAATGTATTACCTAAATTTAAAGTAACAGGTTGAGAAGATATTTTACTAACATTACCTAACTGTGTTTGTTGGTATGTTTTTTGTTGAGGTGGGGGTTGTTGGTTTGCATTTGAAGGGTAAGCATTGTGATGTGGGTGATTCCATAAAGCAACAGTGCTTATATAATACTGAATAGTATTTGAGGTTATCTCATTTATTTGTCTATTAGGTAAAGAAAGTACATAAACTATTTCTTCTAATAAAGGAAAAGCTTTATTATTTCCTAATAAAGGTTGTGCTGTTGGTAGAGGGGATACATTAACAGGATTAACAACATCTTCATATTCAATTGTTCCTAAAGCATCCCATTCACCTAAATCTTTGAATCTTGGATGAAATTCATCTAAAACAATACTTTTTACTCGTACAGCTGTTATGGAACCAGCCTGGTTAGAAGCTAGGCTAGATATAAAATTATTATTTGTAGATTTATTATTATTTACAAGATAATTTAAGGCTGCCGGTCCGTATTTATTTCTACTCATTACTTTTCCCCCTGAGTTAATTCATTAACGGCAGCAAGTAATTGTTCTTTTTCTTCATCTGAAATAGTTAATGAACCATCAGCAGTAGTAGTTTGCATAGCGCGCTGTGCTAACGCTGCCATTTTTATTAGTAAATCATCATTTTTAACACTTATTTCAAGATATTCTTTAATTAAGGGAACTACTAAAGTAGCATCACCTATTTCAGAAATAAGAGGTTTTAATTCATTTATAAGAGCAGTAACTTGTTGATCTTTTTTCTTTTGGTTATTATAGATTTCTTCCAAAATTTGAGAGAATTTTTTCTTACCAAAGACAATGTTATCAAATTGTGACATAAGACAATAGTTATTTTATTATAAATATGAAAACTTAAAATTTTATGTATCCTTGCTCAAGGTAAAACGAGTATCCCTTTTTAAATATATCGTGAAGTTTATTTGTGATTTTTGTTATTTTAGGAGTTTTAGCATCTACTATTTCTCTAATATAAATGTAAAGTGCTTTTTTATTAAATATATCTAAACTTTCTCTTTTTCTAAATAATTCTAAAACTGCATCTGCTATTTGAGCATCTTCCTCTTTAGGAAATAATTCAAAAATATTTTCAGTACAATATTTAGTATATTCGTCTATATAGTAAGATAAACGTTCTATTGGTTGTGTATCTTCCATTTCATAAGAATGGTTTTCATCTTCATCTAATACATCTACATCAATAGTTTCAATTCTTTTCTTGTAGTTTTTCTGGTTTGAAAGGATTAAATAACGTTTTGCAATTGTACCAAAATAAGAATATGCTTTAGCTCCTTTTTCTGGTTTGAATAAATGGATTTTACTTAATAAAAATGTGATTACTTCATGTTGTAAATCCTCAATATTATCTACTTCGGTGTAGTAAAATTTAAAAGTATGAATAATGTTTT